GACATAAGTAGTTACTAATGTTTGGATATTAGTAAATAATGTTTGCCAAAGCATCGCAAAATCTTCTTTGAATTGGTTAAAGTCCCCAGTGATTAAATCAATGAGCAATAAAACAGGACCCATAACGACTGTTTTGATAATTTCCCAAGCTGAAGCAAAGATTGTTTGAACTTGTCCCCATAATCCGCTAAAGAAATCAAGCATAGGTTGGAATATTGTTTTGATTGTCTCAACAAATGGTGCAAGGGTAGTTGTTACACTGTCCCAAGCACTAGCTAAACCGCTTGTTGTACCTTTCCAAAGATTAGCAAACCACTCCTTGATACCACTCCAAGCATTTTTTACACCATCAACGGCATCTTTGGCCCCTTGGATTGTTCCGTTCCAGAGGTCCTTAGCACCTTCTTTTATACTTTTCCAAGTATTAGATATACTTTCACCAACCTCTTGGACTTTTTTGACTAATCCATCCCACAAATTCTTTAAAGTTTTTGTAAAATCATTCCATATTTTTTTACCTGTCTTAGTTTGTGTAAAGAAATAAACAAGAGCTGCCGTTACAACAGCAATAACAATTGCTATTGCACCCCAAGGACCGATAGCGGAAGCCATTGCAAGCATTTTTTGTGCTGCTGCGGCTAATTTGCTTTCTTTTGACATCATACTAAGTGCTATCCCAGCCGCTTTACTTCCTTTTGCTACACCCATCATTGCCCGACTTACATTACCAATAGTTTGTAATATTTTAAAAGAATTTGCTAATACTCTCAAACCAACACTCACTGCTTGGAGCGTTGTTACGATTTTACCGAATATAAAAAGAGCTGGGCCGATTGTTGCGACAATTAACCCTATCGCTACTACAAGCTTTTGTACAGGCTCAGGAGCAGAAACGAATTTATCAACTAATCCTGAAATTGAATCAGCAACTTTTCTTACTGCTGGAGCTAAAATCTTTTGAATAACTATTGCAGCTGACTCAAATGCTCCCATCATTTGTTCTAATGATGAATTCATATTATCTTGCATAGTTCTTGCCATTTTGTCAGCTGCACCGTCTGAATTTTTAAGAGACTCAGTTAGTTTCCCTAGCTTATCTGGCCCTTTATCAATTAATGCCATCATTCCAGATAATGATTCTTGTCCATATAGTGTGACTAAAGCGTTTTGTTGTTGTTCGGGCGTTAAACCTTTAAAAGCATCTTTTAACATGCCAATTTGGTCTTTTAAAGGTTTCATCTTACCTTCTGAATCATAAAACGATAAACCAAGTTCATCCATTTTAGCTTGCATCATATCAGTCGGCTTCGCTAATCTAGAAAGTGCTCCTCGAAGTGACGTACCAGCCTGAGAACCTTTAATACCTGCATCTGACATAATCCCGATTGCAGCTGATACTTCTTCAATCGATAGACCCATAGAATTCGCAACAGGAGCAATATATTTCATTGCTTCACCCATATCGCCAACTTCAGCATTTGTGTCTGCGGCAGCTCTTGCAAAGACATCGGCCACATGGCCAGCTTGGCTAGCGTCAAGATTAAATCCTCTTAAAGCAGTAGCAGCATTTTCAGATGCCAACGCAACATCACCACCAGAAACAGCAGCTAAGTCGAGAAGCCCTGGCATAGCTTCCATGATTTCTTTTGCATCAAAGCCGGCTGAAGCCAAGTTTTCCATACCTGCAGCTGACTCTTTTGCACTAAATGCCGTTTTTGCTCCTAAGTCAATCGCTTGTTGTCTAAGTTCCTCAAAAGATGAACCTGTTGCACCAGAAATGGCTTTAACACGGCTCATTTGAGCTTCAAAATCACCACCAACTTTTGCGGCTGCAACCCCAATTCCTATAATTGGAACTGTCACTGCTTTAGTCAACGTTTTACCTGCTGATGTAGCAACTTGCCCTACTGTAGACATCGTACTATTAGTGTTATTTTGGAAGTTTTGAACTTGTTTAGCAGCGTCTTTAAATGTACTAACAAAATTATTATCGGTAGCCTTTAAATAGGCTTGTACACTAAAAGATTCCATATTTTTCCTCCTTTCCTAGTTATTTGCTTTTTTCATGAGGTCGATTAATTTGTTGTCCTTTTTAAACTTATTCTCTGGGCTTTCGATTCCTAAAATGTCATTTTCTAGTTTTCTCTTGTCAAAGAATTTCTTAAATGTTGGATAAACGGGTTTTTTGCCTTGTTGTTTGGTTGCTTGGACTTGCCAATTAGCCCATGCTTGTTCATAAATGAATTCTTCTTCGTCCAAAGTCCTCAACTGATAGGCAATTGAACGAATGGAGTATTCTCGAATTGTCATGCGTTCAAATACAGATAGGTCTTGAATGCCGAAACACCTCAAGAATCTAATCATCATTGAATCGTAGGTATCTTCTGAGCTTTCAAACTTTTCGTTATTTATTTGGCCATTTTTGCTTTGATTAACTTCCCCGTATTGCTTTCAGTAATTTCTTTCAAAACATCATCAAATAGTTTTTCGATATCTTCACATTCATCAATAAAATCATCAATATCGCCTTGAGAAAGTTTAGGTGTTTCTGTTCGATTTCCTAAAAATAAAACATTTGATAAAGTTGCAATGTTAGCCATTTCTAGTTCAGGAATGATTTTAACAGCAAGCGCCATTCCGAAAGACACCCCATTTTGTTCAATAACAAAGTTTTTGTCGAGTTCACGAACGAACTTGACACCAAATTTAAAACTTACTTGTTTGTCATTAATTGTTAATTCCATTTTGATTTCTCCTTAAAAAATAAAGACTAGAGCAAATCTCTAGCCTTTTGTTTATAGTATTTAAATTGTCACTTCTACAACTGTACTCCAGACAGAGCCAGTAATATTTTCGGCATCATGTAAAGCTGCTGCTTTTTCAACATTTGTTGTTCCGCTAGGAGCTTTAACTCCATAGGCTTGAACATAAAATGGAATCTTATCCCCTGTAGTTGCTCCTATTGGAATGTCAGAAGCCGCTAAAGTAAACATAGTTGTTTCTGAATATCCCATATATTTCGCATCATGCGGATCAGTTGTATTAGCATCCCCATAGTGAGTAAGGTAAGCCACAGCACCAAGTGGTGCATCGTATGAAATCTCTATATCACCATTCGATTTCTTCACCCCAGTTACATTCTGGGGAGCATTAGGGTGTCTCCTTAACAGTATCTTTGAAGACATATTGAACAACATCCGCTTGTTCATCAGTCAGTGTGGCATAGCCTTTTTGAGGTTTACCAAACACTCCAAATTCCAAACTTAGCTCAAGCGCATCTTCTGAATTAGGTTCATAAGAGAAACTTGTAAGATAAGCGCGAAGATATTTCGCTTTGTACTTGTCTTTGTTTTCTCCGTCAGTTCCTTTTTCAGCTTTATCAATTTCCCAAACTTCAAGAATTGCTGCATCATCAAAGGCTTGGTCCATTTCGTCAAGATGTGGGTCACCATTCGCTGCAATGGATGTGGCAGACAAACTATATTCAACTTCCGCAAGAGCACCGACTGGCCCATCTTTTGTGGCTGTGGTATTGTAATCTCGAGTTTTTTCATTCGAGTGTTCGGTTTGGAACGCAAGTTTCCAAGCGGCTTCTTCTGTTGCTTTAGAGAGCAAACGATAGAGCAAGATAATATCTTTACCCTGTTTGGCTATTAATTCCGTCATATTAAATCTCCTATCTTAGTCTAAATTCTAAGTTAATCAACGCTCTTTTGAGCGGCGTATTTGTTGTATCGTCCAACATTTGAATGGTGCTTGCTTGTAAGTTTAACGCCCAATAATAGCCGTCTGTGGCATCTATATTTAGCGCTTGGTTAAATATATCACTTGCCATGTCAGACACTTCTTTGCGCTTCTTCTGTAAGCCCCAAACAGATAATGAAAGACTTACTGTCCCCTTGATATCCGTTTTATTTGGTTCATGAATGGTTTGAGTATTTTCCATTTCAACAAAAGGATAGCCTACTTCATTCATTTGCTTATAATCATAAACGGTATAACCCAAAGCTTGAATTCGTTTGAACATTTCATCAAAAATAGATTGGTCTCGAGTTTTAATCATTTTAACAACCTTTCTAAATCTTTAATGAATACGCCTTTTTGCTCATTATATGCTGGTTTTACAAAAGGCTGAGCAGATTGAAAACGAGTGCCGTATTCAACATAAGCAGAATAATCTGCATGTGGTCCAGCTTGTCCGCTGAATCCGCCCTCTGTTACCTCCATTTTAATGGATCGTTTCATATATCCGGTGTCAACTGGAGCAAGCTTCTGCATATTCGCTGTCATATTTGAAGTATTAGACTTTACAACTTGTTGAACATCCTTTAAAGAAGCTGCTTTATCCAAATGTTTTACAAGCTGGTCAATCCCTTTAAAAGATAAGCTAGATTTCATTAACTCACCTCCTGCAAAATAAAAGTATTTCGCTCACTAGGATTTCGATAGGTTGTTAAAGCCCAGTTTTTATTGTCAAACTCAATGTAATCATATTCTGGCATCACAAAAAGGGGCATCATTCGCATAACTTTTGCCCCTTTTTTAATATCTCCAAAAACTTTCACACTTCTGTCCGTTCCAATATCAGTGATGTTTGCACTAAAAATTGTTCGAGTTGGTTCTTTTTCAACCCATTCG